ACCACCAAAATATCCTGATGTGGAATTACCGGTTGCAGCAAGAAGATGGCGGGCAGCACTTAATGTAGCACCAGGAACTGTTGATCTTGTATCAGTTGAATAAGTGACCTTATCCATTGTTGAGAATGCGCCAGGAAAACCACCACCAAAGTATCCTGATGTGGAATTACCGGTTGCAGCAAGACCAAAACGAGGAGCACTTAATGTAGCACCAGGAACTGTTGATCTTGTATCAGTTGAATAAGTGACCTTATCCATTGTTGAGAATACGCCAGGAGCAGGATTAGTACCACCACCAAAGTATCCTGCGGTTGAGTTTCCTGTTGCAGCAAGACCAAAACGAGGAGAACTTAAAAATGTACCAGGAACTGTTGTTCTTGTATCAGTTGAATAAATGACCTTATCCATTGTTGATAGTGTACCGGGAGAAGGTGTAGAACCACCACCAAAGTAACCAGTGTTACCTTGAATTTCTTGAGGTGTTGTAGTGATGTCTTGTTGGAGTAATGCGTTTCCTGTAGAACTTGATGCAGCAAGATTAGTACGGTCAGTACTTAATGTTGCTCCAGGAACTCTAGCAGTTGTATCAGATGCATAATTGACCTTATCCATGGTATTAATAGCACCAGGAGTAGGAATAGAAACAACAGTACCACCACCAAAATATCCTGATGTGGAATTACCGGTTGCAGCAAGAAAATTACGAGCAACACTTAAAGCAGCAGTAGCAACTACTGCTGTGGTATCAGTTGAATAAGTGACCTTATCCATTGCATTAGTAATAGAATCACCACCAAAGTATCCTGCAGTGGAATTGCCGGTTGCAGCAGGACCAGTACGTGGAGTAATTAATGCTGCTCCAGGAACTGTTGATCTTGTATCAGTTGAATAAGTAACCTTATCCATTGTTGAGAATGAAGCTGCTCCATTAAAACCACCACCAAAGTATCCAGCAGTTGAGTTTCCTGTTGCAGCAAGAGAATAACGAGCAAGACTTAATGCTGCAGTAGCAACTACTGCTGTGGTATCAGTTGAATAAGTGACCTTATCCATTGTTGATCTTGAACCAGGAGCACCACCACCACCAAAGTATCCTGCATTTGAATCACCGGTTGCAGCAGGACCAAGACGAGAAAGACTTAAAAATGCAGTAGGAACTGTTGTTCTTGTATCATTTGAATAAGTGACCTTATCCATTGTTGATAATGTGGGAGCACCACTAGTACCACCACCAAAGTATCCAGCAGTTGAGTTTCCTGTTGCAGCAAGATCACGACGATTAGAACTTAAAAATGCACCAGGAACTGTTGTTCTTGTATCAGTTGAATAAGTGACCTTATCCATTGTTGATACTGCACTAATAACAGAACCACCACCACCAAAGTATCCAGTGTTAAATGAAGACTGTTGAGATATAAAATTACTTCCTCTAGTTAAGTTTGGTACTGGTATTGAAGGAAGTCCATTGGCACGAAGACTTGATGCAGCAAGACTAGAACGATTAGAACTTAAAGATGCAGTAGGAACTGTTGTTCTTGTATCAGTAGAATAAGATACCTTATCCATTGTTGAATAATTTAATGGACCAGGAATACTATTGCCACCACCAAAGTATCCTGATGTGGAATTGCCGGTTGCAGCAAGATTATCACGACCAGTACTTAAAGCAGCATTAGGAACTGCTGCTGTGGTATCAGTTGAATAAGTGATCTTATCCATTGTTGATAGTGGACCAGGAAGACCACTACCGCCACCAAAGTATCCTGCAGTGGAATTGCCGGTTGCAGCAAGATCAGTGCGTGGAGCACTTAAAAATGCACCAGGAACTGTTGTTGATGTATCAGTGGAATAAGTGACCTTATACATTATTGTCATGTGAGCAGGAGTACCAGGGAAGGTACCACCACCAAAGTATCCTGCGGTTGAATTGCCGGTTGCAGCAAGACCATTACGACCAGCACCTAATGTTGCTCCAGGAACTATTGCTGTGGTATCAGATGCATAAGTGACCTTATCTATTGTTGATACTGGACCAGGAAGACCACCACCAAAGTATCCTGCACTTGAATTACCTGTTGCAGTATGATCACTACGATTAGAACTTAAAAATGCACCAGGAACTGTTGATCTTGTATCAGTTGAATAAGTAACCTTATCCATTGTTGATATTGGACCAGGAAAACCACCACCAAAGTATCCTGCACTTGAATTACCGGTTGCAGCAAGACTAGCACGATCAAGACTTAAAAATGCACCAGGAACTGCTGCTGTTGTATCTGATGAATAAGTGACCTTATCCATTGTATTCACTGGACCAGGACCACCACCACCAAAGTAACCAGTATTTGGTACAGGATCGTTGATAAACACTTCCTCGGCAGTAACCCAATTGTTATCCGCAATTTCTAACAGTATTTCAGATAAAACAAAAGTCCCTCTAGTTTCAGCCATTTTTTATGATTATTTTCTGAAAAAGCATAGAGTTATTTAGATTATTTTTATAAGAGTGCCATAAGTCACTTCTAAATAACACCATTCGATTATACTTTGCAACAATATTTCCATATTCTTTCCATAAACTCAAATCAGAATTAAAAACTTCTAAAATATTGTTTTCATTTATTTGATATTTATTCATTTCTTCTGAAGTTGGAAATGCTTCTAGTCCTGTTGTAAGATGAGAATAAAATTTAATTCCAGTCTCTCCAAATGATTGCATTGGCAATGTCAGATAAATGACTGCAATCCAATCAGATCCAAGATGTGCTACAACACCAGAATCGCCACCAACTTCATTGGTCGTTGAAATAATTTCAATAGGATTACCGATGACTTCTGCAATTTTACTCACAGTTTCATCGGTAATTACACATTGATTCTCAAAAAAACCTTTATGATATTGGTGTGGAATATCATAAAGGTTATCAACTATAACAATATGTTCTCTCATCCTTGAGCATTATTACCTTCGATTTGCTTCTGTTCTGCTGCAGGTTTGATTGCTGCACCATAACCTAGATCAGTACCAGTAATCTTCTCATAACCTCTCATTACTTTACTTTGGAGATCATTAATAAACTCAAGTCTTCCTCTTGGATCCAGAAGTTTATCCATAGGCAAATAACCTTCTTTGAATTGATTTCTAGAGTCAACCATTGAAGGAGCAGAAGCACGACGCATTGCCTGAAGGTTAGCACCAGAAATACCAGTTTGTGCTGCCATCAGGTCATCAAGTGCCTGTTCTGCAAGACGAGTATCCCAATACTCTTGATTCTCTTCTAGGAATTGCTCTCTTGTAGGAGGAGTGCCTCCATTTTGTTGAACCAGTTTATCAAGCATCTTATCAAGATGCTGAAGTTGATACAGACGATCACGAATTTCAAGTTCAGAACCCCTCAGATAATGGGTCATTTCCAGTTCTTCAAGATCATACCAGCAGAGTTTTTTACCTCCACCTGGACCACCAGTTTCCCACATAATGGGTTGAGATTTATCTTTTCCATTCCACTTATATTCAAACTCACGAACTCTCTCTTTCATTTCAATGAGTTTACCCATATATCCGCCTGCCATAATACGACGTTCTTTGAGAATATGCTCAAAAGATACGGAGATATTGTGAGTGTTTAGTCCAATAAATTTTTCGATTTGGAAGTTAGTTCTTCCTTGAGCCATTTCTTTATCGCTTTCTTCCCAAGCAAAAATATTATTCGACGCTTGCTTTAGGAAATCATCGTCAAAGACTGATTCTTGTGCAGTGGTTAGAGTATAAGTCAGTGCTGTGCTTTCTTCAGACATAATTTTTTCAATTCATGAAAAATGTGTACTACTATATATGTGTGTTCTTATCAAACCGAACTTTGTGCTAGAAGTTCTGTTGCAACTTTTTTACCCCACTTTTTCTCAAAATGCTTACGGTAATTTTTTTCTCTAGTTAAAGTTTTTTCTTTTTTCTCACCACTTCTCCAAGTTGATTTCCCAGAGAAATGAATGAGATAAGAATTATAATTCAGATCTACATCATATCCAAGTTGATGAACTCTCAAACGATAATCAACATCTTCTCCACCATTCTCAAAGTTTTCATCTAAAAATCCAGCAGTTGATAAGATTTCGTGAGGAATATAGAAGCAGTAGAAACCAATGATTGATTTATTGATTTGTTCTGGTTGTACATTGAGTGTCTTAACAAACTCATTCAACTCATTTTCTTTTCCTTCAATGTTTTCAAGATCCATTACTGGTTCTATTTTAAGATTTCCATAATCACCAATCAGTTTTTGATTACACAGTGGAACTAAAACTGTATTTCTAGTATTGAAATCTTGATTCCAATTTTCTGTAAAAACAACGTCATTACTCAAACCAAAGAAGTCTACTTCATCAACTAGAGCAAGTTTCATTACAAAGTTCATATTAGATGCAAATGTTTTTGGAGTATTATTTGCAATCAGAGTAATGTGCTCTCGATAATTTGTCAGAGAATACTGCCCATCATTATCAATCAAGAAAAACTTATCCTTTTCTCCCAATTCAGTATTCTGAAAGAAAGATTTAAGTGCAAGATCAGTATATTTTTCAGTGCTCTTTGTACTTGTCATACAATAATACACTGGTCTCTTTTCAGTTTTATGATTTTGGACTGTATCAACTAGATTTTTCCATTGCCCTGCAATTTTCTTCCAATCATACTTTTCTGTTACATAATCTGAAATCAATTTAGAGACTTCCTGATAAAACTTTGGTTCTTTATCATAATAATCCAGTGCTAAACAACAAGCATCGGCAAACTGACGAATAAAATTATCAGTCACTTTCCAACCTTTTGATGTATTCTCACCTTCAATTGGAACAATCGTTGCATTTTTTTCTCCCGCAACTTCCGAAAGTGCTCCAATGTCTGTGATAATTGGATATGCACCACACTTCATTGCTTCGATCATCGAAACGCCAAAGGTTTCTTCCCAGATATTTGGATGAATAAAAAATGCTGATTCCTGATAATGCTTTACCAACTCTTCACGATCAATCGCAGATGAATATTCAACATTAGGAAGAGTCTTCAGATACTCATAAAGTTCAATAAACTGATCATTCGATGGTCCATAAAGAGACATTGAAGAGAAGATCTTGAACTTCACATCTTTGTGAACGTGAGAAATTAGAGGAATCACTTTAGATAACACTTCAAGACCTTTATAAGGAATTGAAGTAAAGATCATTGTCTTTGTTTTTTGATTTGAGTATTGGAACATTTCAGCAACTCCATTTGGAATCACTGAAATTTTATGTTCAGGAACGTTCAAAAATTTTACAAGTTGATCTTTGTTCCACTGTGAAGGCGAAACAATATGATTCACAGTATTATGATCAAAGTTTACAAAGACTGGTTGATCATAAGCGTGGTGTGCCCATAAAATCTTATATTGATGATTTGATTTTTTAATTTCTTCAGGTAAATGAGAAACAAAAACATTTTCTGGGAATGTATAATGTTCTTGCAAATACAAATAAGACGTTTCAGTTGCTCCAGACCCATTTTGCATAGTTTGATTCATTTCATAAAATTGTTTGGGGAATATATTTGTAATTAAGATGCGAAGATCTTCTGGAAAATTATAAAAATTATAATCTATAAAATCCTTTCCTCTTTGAAGAAGATCTTTTTTGTTTTGAATGGCATCTAAAATATTTTGATCATTTTTATACCGATCTTTATTGTACTCCTGATGAGCAAAAGAATTCAGTTTATTTTTAATTCTTTCTACATCTCCAAAATATGAGAAATGCCACCCACCATTATCAATCGGAAAGAGAACAAACCTTTGATTACGTAAATGATCACATCCTTTTTCTTGTGCAGTTTTTATTGTTGAAAAAACTGTACCTGCCCAATTGTTATCAGAGTAAGTTGCGAAATTATAATAGAACATTTCACACTTTGCAACACAACAAAATGTATCATCTAGGTCACAATTTTTAAAAGTTTCAACAACTTTTTTGTTTGGAATTTCATCTACATCACTTACCATAAAAAGATCATAGGGTGAAAATTGAGAAAGATTGTAAGTAATTAAATCTCTTTGTTCTCGTTCAAGTTTCCAATTTCCATTCTGAAAATCACATTCAGTTACATTTTCTGGAAGTGAAATTTGACTTAGATTTGGTTCATATTTTAAACGAATAATTTTGGGTTTAATATTCTCTGGAATATTATTCCAAACTTCATCAAGATAATAAGGTTTTGGTTTTCCCGAATGAGTATAATTAGATTCAGAAATAATAAAATGATCTACAACATCATTCAAGTAATTTAAACGGAATTTGAGCATATCAAACTCATTAAAAAATGTAAAACTATCAATAACTTTCATAAAATTACCCTTGATAAATGTGATAACCCGTGTGACTAAGTTTAATTGTTGGATCTAACCAAATATTATAACCAACTTGTTGTGCTCTATGAAAGAAACTTTTGTCTTCAGACATAAACCCATTTTGAGTCTGATGTTCTGCAAAGTAATGGTATGAATTATTCAACTCTGCAGAAGTGTGTGGAGTATCTGAATGATAATCCGAAGGAATGTATTTGAGTCCTGGATTTTGTTTTGCAATATCAAGAAACACTTGACGATGAATTAAAACAAAACCCATTCCATTTCCATTAATTCTCACCAGATCTCCGTATCTTTGTTCTGGTTGAACAATATCGACACAGTATCGTTCTGGAATAATCTTCATTGGATAAGCACCAGAAACAATAGGAACTTGATGTGCCAGCAATTTTAGCACATCTTCTGGATTAAATCCAATATCACTATCCAAAAAGAACAGGTAGTCGTGTTCTGTATTGTTAATGAAAAAATTAGCAATCTTGGATCTTGCTTGAGTAATCAAAGAAGAATTCGTCAGAGTTAATAGTCCGTGAGGAATATCATTTCTGACAAATGCTTTACCAAGATTAAACAGTCCAAGAGTGGTTTTTTCACTCACGATTCCTCCCATACAGGGAAGACCAATCATTATACTCATATCAGTTTTTTAATAATTATAGCACGAAAATTATACAGTCTTTACTTTTCCAGAAATCTGCACATCAATTGCAGAAAGTTGATCAACTTTAACCTTAAGAACATCATTTACGTTTAATCTCTTCGGAGTTTCTAGAAGTTCTATACTAGCATACTTTGGAACTATTAGATCCTCTATAAGACTTCTGGTTGTAACACCACTAGTAACAGTAACTGTGACAGGATATCCACCAAGATCAGTGGTATTTGTTAGACGAATGGATTGAAGAATTGAAGGATTAGTTGTTGCGGTATAGATTCCAACGTCAGCAGTTGTAGTAATGCCACTAGCAGGACCAAATCCCAATCCAAAATAATCTGTTGAAATTTTTTCTTCATATGTGATATAAACCTGAACAGCATTATTGACACCAACGCGATCATAATCGGTTGATCTCATTACAATCCTGTCAGAGGGATTCAAAATTTGTGGTTGCTGTAAGAGTTCTACTGCCATTCCTGTTGGAATTGGGATGTTATAAGCAAAGTAACTTCTTTCTCCAGCATTAAAATCGAATGCACCAATGACATTCATTTCAGTATTTAATCCAACGTTTGCAGCGTGAATTGAATGGACGACATATTCTCTACCTGCTGTTGAGGGAAGTGTAAGAACCGTTGTTCCAATTCCAGTTAATGTTGCAGATAACGCACTGGTAATGCCCGTATTGAATGCTCCACCATCACCGATACCAGTTAATTTACTACCATCACCATAAAATGTAGTAGTAGCAGTTTGTCCTACACCAACAACATTGATAACATTTCTACTGTTATCAATTACATTAGTCCCTGAAATCTGAATTGCCATCGTCGTTTTTACACTCGGCTATGCTTTTTCTATTTATGAAACCTTCTTCTTAAGTTCCTCAACCTCTGCAGAAAGTTCTTTCACTGCTTGAATCAATACCCCAACAAGACCATTATAGTTTACAGATTTATTCTCTTTAGTTGTAACAAGATCAGGAAGAATTTCTTCAAGTTCTTGTGCAATCACACCATATGACTTCTTACCATTATTCTTCCAATCAAAAGAAACTCCTCTTAAAGAATTTACAAGTTCTAATGAATTGTTAATTGTATTAACATTTGTTTTAAGATCTAGATCACTAGTTGAGTTAAAATCTGCTGCAGTAACAGTAAATGATGCATTTAAATATGAAGCATTAATGGTTCCTGCATCAAAATCTCCAGAAGGATTTCTGACGACTACCGTGTCTGCAGTATTTGCTGTTGTTGCTGCAATTGAAACTGTTCTCGCAGTTGAACCATTATAAGAACCAGTTGATGTTAAATAAGAACCAAATGAAAGAGAATTTAGAGTGTTTCCAAGAGAAATACCAGAAATTGTAGATGCTGCTAATTTAGATATTGCAATTGCAGCAGAGGTATTGATATCTTCATTAACAATTGTTCCATTTAATATATTTCCCGTAGTAATAATACCAACACTTCCCGTGGTAAGAAGAGTGCCAGTTTCTGAAGGCAAAGTTAATGTCCCCGATGCTGCTGCAGAAGCGCGAAGATTAACTGTTCCAGAAGAACTACCGCTAAAATTAGCGCCGCCACTTCCAACTGTTGGAGTTGTGAGAGTTTTATTTGTAAGAGTTTGAGTATCTATGGTTCCTATAATCTCGCCAGTAGGAGGAACTTTACCCCTTAAAAATGATGCATTGAGGTTTGTAACTTGTGTGTCCGACTGAACAACGAATGGTGCAGTTCCTGAAGTAACTGTTGATATTAACCTATTTGCAGAAACGTTTCCATTTACGGTTAGTTTTTCAGCGATACCAGTTGAAACTCCTATTCCAACATTACCTAAACGATATACTGTATTACCAATACCTGAAGCACCAGTATAAGACCAAGTTGAAAACTCTGGATTAATTATTAAATCATCATTAATATAAAAGGCGGATGCAGTAATAATACCACTAGTATTAAGACTACTTGTCGATACAATTCCTGAAGCAATCGTGGATATACCAGAAACCAATGCATAATTTGCAATTGTAGCATTAGTTGCGGTTCCTATGAATCCACCATAGAAATTAGATGCCGTTACAACACCCGAAATATTGACATTACCAACTACAGAAAGTTTTGACGTAGCATTTGTAGTTCCAATTCCAATATTAGGAGTTCCATTCGTTGCAATTCCAATATTCTTTGTCCCATCATCAATATAAAGAAAAGATCCAAACTGGGAAAGTTCTCTATTTCTTGTTACTGCAGACATTGGATACTCCTTATATTTTTATTTAGAATTTACTTCAAGAATTTCCACTCTTGCATTAAGTTCTTTAATTGCCTCAATTAAAACCGCAATTAATCCGCTATAATTTACAGTTTTGTTATTTTCGCCATTTACAAGTTGAGGTAAAACTAATTCAAGTTCTTGGGCAATTACCCCAAGTGAAGGTTTGTTACTTTCTTTCCAAGAGAATTTAACACCACGGATACTTTCAATAATTTCCAATCCATTATTAATAGTTTCAATATTCTTTTTCAATCTTTCGTCGGAACCAGAATTAATATCTCCACCAACAGTTAATGATCCAGAAGAAGCATCAAATGTAAATGCTACAGAAGCAGTCTTAATACTTGGTGTTTGATTTCCATTGCCGGTAACAAATACTGGATAATAAGATCCAGTTGTTACTGAAGCAGCATTAATAATGTTTGAAGGACCTGTAGCACCTTGAGCACCCTGAGCCCCTTGTGCGCCTTGACGACCTTGAACTCCTTGAGGTCCTGTAGGTCCTACTGCACCTTGAACACCCTGAGGACCTGTTCCTCCAATTAAACCAGTTGAACCTTGGACACCTTGAGGTCCTGTTGGTCCTGTTGGCCCATTTGGACCTATAGCACCTTGAACACCCTGAGGACCTGTTGGTCCTGTTGGTCCTGTTCCACCAGTTGAACCTGATGAACCTGTTGCACCTTGGACGCCTTGCGTTCCTGTTGGTCCTGTTGGTCCTGGTGCTCCTTGACGACCTTGGGCACCCTGAACTCCTTGAGGTCCTGTACCACCAGTGGGACCTGTTCCGCCAGTTGCACCCGAAGCACCTTGGACACCCTGTGGTCCTGTTGGTCCTGTTGGTCCAGCAGATCCAGTATTTCCTATTCCACCCTGAACTCCTTGTGCTCCTTGGACTCCTTGGGCACCCTGAACACCTTGTGGTCCTGTACCACCAGTTCCACCAGAAGCACCCTGAACGCCTTGAGATCCCTGAGCACCCTGGGCACCTTGACGACCTTGAGCACCTTGGACACCTTGAGATCCCTGGACACCTTGAGATCCCTGGACACCTTGTGATCCAGTTGATCCAGTTAAACCTTGAGAACCTTGTACACCTTGACCGCCAGCAGCACCTTGACGACCTTGAGCACCTTGGACACCCTGTAAACCTTGAGGTCCTACAATTTGTCCTACACTATCCCAATCGGTTCCATTATATACCCAGAGACTACCAGAGTCTTGAGCAATAACGCCATCACCAGTAGAAGGTGGATACCATACAAATCCAGTATCATTAGCAGTTAAAGTAGTATTTGGAGAAGAAGTTGTTACTGAAGGTACTGATCCAACAATTGTAATTGAAGTTCCAGATTGACCCTGAGATCCTTGAATACCTTGATTTCCTTGAGCACCTTGTACTCCTTGAGAACCTTGAGCACCTTGGCGACCTTGAGCACCCTGTGCTCCAACAGAACCTTGAATACCCTGAGGTCCAATAGATCCAACAGAACCTTGAACACCTTGAGATCCTGTAGCACCTTGAATACCTTGAGGTCCTGTTGGTCCCGTTGGTCCTGTTGGTCCTGTTCCACCAGTAGAACCTACTGAACCCTGAACACCTTGAGATCCTGTTGGACCTGTTGCACCTGTTGGACCTGTTGCACCTGTTGGACCTGTTGCACCTTGAACACCTTGCGCACCAGTAGGTCCTGTTCCGCCAGTTCCTCCCGAAGCACCCTGTGCCCCCTGAGCACCTTGAGCACCTTGGCGACCTTGAGCACCCTGTGCTCCAACGGCACCTTGAACTCCTTGAGCACCTTGAGATCCCGTTCCACCAGTTCCGCCTGAAGCACCTTGAACACCCTGAGAACCCTGGACACCTTGTGCTCCCTGGACACCTTGGGCACCCTGGACACCTTGTGTTCCTGTTGATCCTGTTGATCCTGATGGTCCAGTTGGTCCAGTTGATCCAGTTGCACCTTGAACTCCTTGTGCACCTTGAATTCCTTGTGCACCTTGAATTCCTTGTACACCTTGTGCACCTTGTGCACCTTGTACACCTTGTGCACCTTGACGACCTTGAGCACCTTGGACACCTTGTAAACCTTGAGGTCCTACAATTTGTCCTACACTATCCCAATCAGTTCCATTATATATCCAAAGATTCCCGGTGTCCTGAGCAATAACACCATCACCAGTTGAAGGTGGATACCAAGAGAATCCGGTATCGTTAGCAGTTAAAGTGGTGTTTGGAGAGGAAGTTGTAACAGAGGGTACTGATCCAACAATTGTGATTGAAGTTCCAGAAGAACCTTGAACACCTTGAGATCCTTGAGCACCTTGAGATCCTGTAGCACCTTGAATACCTTGAGGTCCTGTTGGTCCCGTTGGTCCTGTTGGTCCTGTAGTTCCTTGAACACCTTGAGATCCTGTTGGACCTGTTGGACCTGTTGCACCTTGAAGACCTTGGGCACCCTGGATACCTTGTGCGCCTTGAACACCTTGAGCACCTTGAACACCTTGGGCACCTTGACGACCTTGGGCACCTTGAACACCTTGAGATCCTGTTGATCCTGTAGCACCTTGAATACCTTGAGCTCCTGTTGGTCCTGTTGGACCTGTTCCCCCAGTTGAACCCGATGAACCTGTTGCACCTTGAACACCTTGTGGTCCTACAGGGCCAGTTGGACCAGTTGGACCAGTATTTCCTTGAAGTCCTTGTGGACCTTCTGGGCCATTTGGTCCATTTAGACCAAGATCACCTTGAGGTCCTGTTGGCCCTGTTGAACCTTGAACACCCTCAAGTCCTTGTGGTCCTGTAGCACCCTGAACACCTTGTGGTCCTGTAGCACCCTGAACACCTTGTGGTCCTGTTGGACCTGTTGGACCTGTTGGTCCTGTTGGTCCTGTAGTTCCTTGAACACCTTGTGCACCTTGGACACCTTGATAACCTTGAGGTCCTACAATTTGTCCTACATTATTCCATACAGAACCGTTAAATACCCACAAATCTCCACTTGCATCATCAATTGCCGAATTTCCAGACGAAGCAAGTGGAAATGCATCATTTAAAGTTGTTTGTGGATTATTTGGTGGATTAACATATACATCAGGTACAGATCCAATGATAGTAACTGATGTTCCTGCTGAACCTTGACGACCTTGAGAACCCTGAACGCCTTGTGGTCCCGTTGGTCCTGTTGCTCCAGTTGAACCCGATGAACCTGTTGCACCCTGAACACCTTGAGATCCTGTTGAACCTGTTGGACCTGTTGCACCTTGACGACCTTGAGAACCCTGAACACCTTGAAGTCCTTGTGGTCCTGTTGGTCCTGTTGGTCCTGTTGCACCTTGACGACCTTGAGAACCCTGAACACCTTGTGGACCTGCAGATCCAGTTGGTCCGGTTAATCCAGTAGGACCTTGAACACCTTGTGGCCCTTGCGGTCCAATATCTCCAGTTGCTCCAGAATCTCCAATTGCTCCAGTTTCACCTTGAATACCTTGCGATCCTGTAGGTCCTGTCGGACCAACTTCTCCCTGAGATCCTGTTGCACCTTGAACGCCTTGAGGACCTTGAGGTCCCGTAGAACCTTGTTCTCCTTGGGCACCTTGTGATCCTAAGGCACCTTGAGCTCCGTTACTGGCCCAGTATCTTGTTCCGTCAGTATCAGACGCTAAAACTTTTCCATTAGTATCGGGAGTACCAAGATATCTCTCAGTATCTTCGAGAGAGATAAACTGACCGTCTGAACCTATTACTGAACCGCTACTTAGTTTTGCCATTTATTTATTTTGAAGATTCTAAAATACTCATAGTAAAATTCATAGTATTGTTTGCAATCCCTTGAATTTCAATTCTATCTCCAACTTCGAGAACTAAACTTCCTACAATTGGATTCAAGGCATCAGTTGCAGGAATTTTTGCATTCTTAATCAACTCATATTGAGTTCCTGCTCTATTATAAAAAACAGTCACTGTAGAAATTCCAGAAGAAATATTAGATATTACAGAAAACAAGTGAATAGATGAAACACCATTAGGTGTCGTATAAGCAGTCGTCAATCCTGTTGTTACTGCTACACTGACCGTTTTATATGTGTTAAGTGCTAGTGCTCCAGCCATTTTTTATTTTGCCCCTAATGCGATAATAAATGGTGTTACTGTATTTAGCAAACTACGCTCAAACGCTCTTCCGCGAATCGTACCAGTCGATTGATCAATAATCAAATCTTCACCAATAGCAAAATTTCCATCCTGATCGGTGCTCGTATAAACGACTTCACCACCATTTATTTTTACAACTTCATCTACTTGAACTGTTACTCCACCCTTCGATGGTCTTGCAATTTCAATAGTGTTTCCTGCACCAATATACTCAAAAGAATGTGAAGATACGATTTGTAAACTTTGTCTTTGGAGGTATGTAGTTATTCCAATTCCAATATCATTACGTAAAGGTTGCGCAAAAGTGACTGTCGAAACTCCTGCAACAGGTAATGTTGCAGAACGAACCTGATAATAAATCGGTCTTAACTGAACAATTGCTGATGCAGTAGATCCAATTCCCGTAGGAGCAGTAAAGGTAACTGTTGGTGCATCACTGTAACGATAATTTCTACCGTTACCAATCATATTCACTGCGGTAACTTTACCGTCTTGTATGGTTGCAGATGCTTCTGCAGTGATTGCAGAAGGACCTGTTGGCGAAATTGGGAATATAACCGTTGGTGGTTCAGTATATCCAGATCCGCCATTAATAATCAATACCCCCTCAATTTCATAATATAACTCATCAAAATAAACTGCTTGACCAGAATAAGGTCTTTCTTTACCGACCCCACCAATAACAACGCTTAAATCTCCTTCTGTTGCATTTGATGAAGTAATTCCGGTGTAACGATAATTAGATAACGTTGTTGGAGAACTTACTCCATTTGATACTAATCCCTTTGTGCCAAATGAAGAGTTTGAGTTTGTAATATCACATTGACCACCACTTTCAGTTACAATTGCTTGGTCATTGCAGATTGTAAAGATTGAAACTAATTGCGCATAAGCTCCATTATAGATTTTAACACCAATACCACCCTGATTATATTGAGTATAAGAGTCCACACTCATCATACCTGTGATTCCCATATCATCTTTATCCCCAGGATCAGCGTGGAATCCATCAACATTCATTCCAATGCTATTAGGAATAAAGTTAGTACAGTTGCGAATATAAGGTCCTTTCGTAACGTTTCCGACGCCCTGAGATGGGATGTCATTTGGATTTGTGGTTCCAATACCAGCATTTCCAGGGTATGTTAAGTTAAACGATGTTCCTATTGCAGTTGTTCCTATTCCAATAATCGTAGTAACAACTCCAACGCAAGAATAAATTGCAGAAACAACATTTGCACAAGAGTTAATATTAGTGTTTGATCCCGTTACTGGATCTGCTTGAATACTTACATCTCTTAATTGAGTGTATTCATTTTGATAATTACCAGTCCAATAAACATTATTAATGCACGATTTTGCAATTCCAGCAGCGTAACGAATTGTATCAATTGTTTCGGTTTTAACACCAACGATATGCTGAAGAGTACTTCCATTGTAATAAGAAAGACCAGCACCTACACACTTGGAGTTTCCTCCTCTTACAATATCGTGACAGACTGCTCTAAAAATATCCTTAATATCATCTTTGCAAGAAGTATAATCACCTCCACTTAAAGTAAAGGCAGGAGATTTATAATCAGTACTTGTTAAATATCCAACAGATTCTGCAGCAATAAAGTCTAGATTATAACGAATTATTCTTGCAGCATCAAAGAAACGATCACTTGCAACGCCAACAAGAGGTTTAAATGCAACCACGGAAGCATCATTAATTGCAGTTTGTCCTTGGAAAGATAAATCAGTTAGGTGAGTTCCATTTGTTACCCAGAATAAATCTGATCCTGGATTCTGTGGGGTAATAATACAATTTCTCAATTCTGCCCCTTCAATTGCCACATTTTCTGGCAAAATAATTGGATTATCCTCAATATAAGTTCCAGGAGAAACCTTAACAGTATCTCCAGATGTTGCAATATTAACCGCAGATTTTATTGTCTGTTTAGCAAAATCTAAAGTTAATCCAGTATTTGTGTCACTACCATTTTTTGCAACATATATGGTCTTTCCTGGAGGATTACTAACCCCATCAATATTAATATCTATTTTAGAAGAACTTACGCTGGTTACAGATACTCCCACGCCAGTGAAGTTAAGTGTTTTTATAGATCCAGCGGTTCCAATTATTGATGAATCTTTTTGGACGGTAAGACCAGTTCCAACTACTTCGATAATGCCAGTTGGAATAATATCTGTTGCAAGAATTTCAACGGATTCTCCACCAAAACAAGCATCCTCAAGGATAACAATATTTCCGCTTGTAGCATCAAATTCATTGGGGGATAAACGAACACCATTAACATAAACTTCTACAGAACCTACTGAATAAGTGAGGTAAAACTCTGTTTGTCCCTCAAAAGCAACAGAATATAAAGAATTTCTAGCAAGTCTAGACCAAGTAACACCAGTTCCAGTAGATGTTAAATAAAACTTATCTTTTCCTGTTGTGCCACCAATACTAATAGGACCATCAAGAACTAAATTCTTGATGGTTGTAATTCCAGTAACTGCTAGATTAGTGGCACCAATGCCACCATTGACGTGGAAAGTGTAATTTGGATTAGTAGTTGCAACACCAACCTTATTTGAACCAGTGTCTGCAAATATAAGGTTGTTGTTTACTTCTATGCCATTCTTAATGACAAAATTCTTTTGTACTGCCATCGGTGGAGAGCGCCAACCTTTTTACTTATTTATACTGTGTCAACAATAAACTCAGCAAGACATTTTGAAAATGCAACTCTTCTGTCAATACCGCTATCATAAACATTTTCCGTTTTAAACAAAGCACCTATTGACTCTCTTGCAAGAGTTAATGTATCGTGTAGTTGAAGAGAACTTTTAGTCCAGTTTGGTGTAGTTATTGATCTAGTTATAGTATATGTAGTACTACTAGTAAAAGTTACATATCCAAAAGGTTGCGTAGATGCAGATCCATAGAAAAGAACTCCATCGAATCCGTCAGTAGAAGTATAAGAACTTAGTGCTATTACTTTATATTTTCTAAAAGCAACTTCTCCATTTTGTCCATTTATAGTTCTAGAAGCACCGTTTGCAACAGTAACAGGATTATTGATCATATCTCCAGGAGCACGATTTTGTTCATTGGAGTTTGTAATTATAACTGTTGTTGAACCATCTCTTACATTTGAATCAATAACGCTTCCAAATCTTCCTACAGTTCCACTAGAAATTGTATTTGGTGTAGTAAAAATAGACCAGATATTTCCATGGACATCTTCGGATAGTGATCGTGGTGCAAATCCTGTCAATCTATTACCCCCATCATCGCAAACATTAACAATGTGAGAGGAAATATTAGAAAAATAATTTACTCCAGTCCATTTTGCTGAGGTTGCTGCACCACTACTTTCACCTCTAATGAAAGATTGGTTAATTTGGAGAGAACCGCTTGAATTTGTAACAGTAAATGCAGTGGATGGATTTCTACCATTATATCCAAAATATGCATAAAGATTTGGTGATCCTACTATACTATCTCCTATTTTTTTAAGTAACAATTCATCTTGTAAGTTTTGAATGAATGTTCCATCAGAATAAAATCCAGAACTTGGTGTTACACTTGCAGGTATATTGTTACTATGTGCGCCCGACCAAACTTCATCATCAATTGTAGTAATATTAAGTTGCAACCCTGCTGCTGTACATTTACTCTGCAATAAACTAGTAGAAGCACTTACCGTAGAAGTTGTCATACTTCCAGAATTATCTATAGCAACATATACTCGTGATCCTGCTGGTAAAGATCCCAAATTGCAAATTACAAACCAGTCTGATCGACTACCAGTATTTCCTTCATCTCTGTTAACTGTAATTGGACCATAAGAAAAAGGATCAGTTGAAAATTCTGAAGGTACGTTTAAACTACCAGAACCACCACCACCTGGTTGCAATAACCAAAATGGTCTATCAGTAGTGTCATTGTTAAGTCTAAAGTTTAACCAAGCAGATCCTATTGTACTTACATCTGGACTTGCTTCGTCCTGGACAGCAATGTAAACTACTTTAGTACTAGGACTAAACATAGACTCAGTTTCATCCTGGTGTATGATTACATTTAAACCAGGTATTCTATTATTTCCTTTAAAAAGTATTGGCGATAGATTAGCGACTACAGAACCGTGAAGAGACATAAGATTTTATGCGTAAGTTGCAAAGACACCAAGAACTTCCCAAACAGAACCAACTCTAAAAATACTAAATCCAAAGAAATAATATCCAGCAGCAGTTCCCGTTGGAGAAATATCGTTTAACCAACGAATGCTATTTCCACCAGTATTTAAAGCAGTTCCATTAATTTGGAATTGAATATTTGCAAGATTTGAAACTGTTGTTGCCGCATTCATTATAACAGAGTAGTTCATTGCCCTTGCGTCTGTAGTTGGAACATTAGTAATGTTAATTATAGATACGTTTGTGCTTGTAGTTCTGGTAATTGGTCCTTGTGTGAAATCGCAAGTTAATGTAGAACCAGATCTATTAACGTATATATCAGATATTTGAGTAAAAGTACAAATACCAGAAGAAGTATCTCCCGCACGATTGAATGGGGAGTATCCAAGTCTTGAAGGAATATCCGCATACCACTCACCTCTTTGAGCACCACTTAGATTATGAATAAGGTGAGAAACATTTCCATTAATATTATTTGAAGAATCTCTACGAACTATTGTATTCGGAGAGGTAGTTGCTGCAGATACAAATCCATCAAGATAATTTGCATTTAGATTAGAAACTAGTGTGCTTGATGCAACACTGATTGGAGAAGTTCCTGTAGTGACTGTAGAAATAAATCTTCCTGCAGTAATAGTAGAATTTCCAAGAATCGTGAGTGTCCCATTACTTGAAAGACTTGCAACCTCTGTTGTTCCACCATACCACTTAAAGTTATAAGAATTATTTTGTGGAACAGACCACCATAGAGAGTCATCGGCACCAATACCAACAGCATAGTTTGTGTTGGTAGCATTAATTTGATTCTCGTAGATAATCCTAGATCCAAGACTTGTTGTTCCAAAAGATGGAGACGCATATCCTAGATTTCCATCTCCAGAAATTTTAAAGTCAATGATATCAATTGGAGCATCCAATCTAATAGTTGCAAGACCGACTGTTGGATTAAAATTGACTCTAATATCAAATCCAAATCCATCTTTTGATCCTAGAAAATTAAGTGCATTTGCATTGCCAATAAAAGATCCTGCTGAAGAAATACCAATCGTATTAATTGGATCACCTTCAAAATAAACTGTTGTAATTCCAGTTGCAGAATCATAGTCTTTGCTAATTGTTAGTCCAATACCAACAAGATTAAGTAATGTAGAGAACCCTACAGGACCGCTATTATTTGAAATTCCAATTCCATATAGATAATCACTGATCCAACCGTAAGGATTCCACTCATTATTTGTAGTATAAATCCAACCTGCATTTTCTCCAATTCTTGGAGTTGCATTATATTGAACATCTCCAGGGTTTCCTGCAACTGTTGGAATGTTTTCGCCAATTGTATATTTTCTAGAGACCTTTGCATCGCCCTGTAGGAATAAAGAGTTAACCTCAAAACCTTTCGCAGATGTTGAAGTAACCTTATCACCAAAGATTACTGGACCATTAAACTCAGAGATTGCTTCTCCATCAAATCCACCCTCAACCTTAATCGAACGTAAGAAATTACCCTCAACTGGAGTAATAACGTTAAGGGAGGGTTGATTTCCAATATCATCCCCAGTAACAGTTTGAATTGGAGTATCAAAAATTTCTTCCTGTCCAGTGACTGTACTTAACTTCTTGTTACCAGAGTAAGAAATACCCTTGTCATTCATACCAGTGTAGAAGTTAATACCTCCTTCTCTTCTAGTTGATTGTGCAAGAAGTTCCTCTTGTGCAGAAATCTGGCGATCTTGTTTATCTGGGAATGCAGTAGAATAATTACCAGGACCAAATCCAACATACTCAAAGGTATGTCCAGAAGCACGTATGATTGAGTGTCTTCTGAATTCAATTGGAGTTACTGAGACTTTTCTAACAACCGATCCAACAACGTGCTTGCTTGCCCTTGAACCAAGAACACCACGGAAAACATAAACAGGATCTGTGGAAGAAATTGTTGGAGAAACGGTTGTCTTAACTCTTACAAGTTCATCATCGATTTGCAGATAATCGCCAATTCTAACATCTAACCTATCAATGCCACGTATTAAAACTTCATCGGTGATTTCATCGCTAACTTCATAAAGAAGAGTTGTGGTGATACCAGCATAATTTGCAATCATTCTGCCAGTAAGGTTTTCATTATCAGCAGAAATGACTCCATCATTAGAAGTAACACCTTCGCGATGAGCAAAGATTGTACCAGATACTGAAGGAACACTAGTTGAAATACCAATATCAACAATAAATGTCGATAATCCTACATTTTTAGTAACTACAAAATCACCATTATAAAGATTTTGAGTTGCTCCAGATAATCTAATTTTGTTCCCAACAGAAAGTCCATGATTAGGAGAAGCAGTAACAGTAGCAAATCCAGTTACATTATTATATCTAATATTACTAACTGAAAGTGCTTTACCAGTAAGGTAAACAAATGCATCTTGAGTGAGAGATGCGCCAACATTTGTCGAGAACCCAGAAATTGATTTTGTAGAAACTGCGGTAAAACTCTTTGCAGATCCAACAGCAACATTAGTGATTCTATAAAGATCATTATAACCTTTATAAGAAATAGAGGAAACACCAGAAATTCTAACAGTATCTCCTACGTTATTATAGACTCCTGAAACTTGGAAAACTGCTCTTTGGAATCCAGAAGTAGTTGCAACACCTACAACAGAAAGAGTATTGCCAATTCCATAGGCACTACCACCATCCATAATCTGAATAGCAGTAATATTACCTGTTGGGTTAACAGTAATTTTAGCAGTTGCATTATTTCCAGTTGTGGATCCAGCAAATCCTACAAGTCTTACGTTATAGAAACTTTCAGTTCCACCTTGCCCATATCCAACCCCAGCATATACAGTGTTCAGTTTTGTAATTCTATTCAGTCCGTGATCAATTGAAGTATGAATAGTGTGAGAAGTTGCATTAGACGAAATAATATTTGTAAGACCTACACCAACATCGGTATCTGAAAGAACCTTAGTGATTGTTTCTTTGGTGATACTCTTTCTTACATCGTCCACAACGACTTCACCAATAACTGCAGAAGATGCAAATGATTTTGCTTCGTCCGGATCCGATACTGGATTATCTCTACTAACTTGAGGATAAAGTTCTTTAACTGGTTGTGAGTATTTTTCTTCAGTAAATGGAGCAACTGTTGGAGAATTAGAAGCATTAACTAAAGTTAGATAATAAATACCATCCTGCTTTCCAGGAACATACTTCTGTGCTTCTTGATTTCTATAAACATAATATGTATTATTATATCTCTTTCTCTTGAAATATGGAAGAGTTGTATCTCTTGCAGCAGTGTTGTTTGCAAAAGTTCCTGGGTTAGTGCTTAAAGGGACAACAAACTCTTTTGCACTCGTAATTCCAGCAACAGTGAAAGTGCCATTAAATCCAGAATTTCCCGCACCAAGTGGATTTACTGCACTTCTAATATTGAGAATTTCAACTTGTGCTCCAACTTTAAGGTTATGAGGAATTTCAGTAGAAACTTTTGCAGTATTTGATGACGAACTCCAATTTGCACCAGCAATAATTCTAAAGTTTCTTTGCTGATTTACATTTGCAATTGATCCAGCGCCAAAGTAAGTCTGAAGTTCACTTGTAGATGCTGTTGTATTATTAGACTCTTGAATAATAAATCCATCACTAGGTGGTCTTGCATATGCGCCACCAACAGAAGCAGGAATTACATAGCGAACTCTGTAAATCGTATCTGTTGCATTTCTATTGTATTTTCTTCTACTAAAATATGTTCTTGCGGTTGCAGATCCAAGAGAAGTTGTTCCGAGACTAACAATTGTCGGACGAATAGTATTATCTGTAGAAGATGTTGAAACTTTTACATACCATTGCCCAACTGCTGCATCATATTGAATTGGATGCCCAATATCTCCAGGATTTTTATCCGAAACTCTACTTACAACACTTAATGCACCACCCTTACTGTTAATTGTTAGAGCACTTGCATTTTTAGCATCATTTAAAGTTTTTGCAAGTTTGATATTTACGCTTGTAGTCAGTCCAGATGTAATGGCATAATAAACCGTATTTGGAGTAAGTCCATCAGGAAGTTCTCCAGTATCACTGAAGACACGAACTGTTTCTCCATTCTGGAAAGTATGTGGTGCGGTTAGAGTAATAACATTTGCTGCACCACCAATGCTATATGTACCAATACTACTAATTCCTACAGAACTTACACCAACAGCAAAAGACTTTTCATAACTCGTTTGGGAGTTTGGCATTACAATTCTAGAACTATATTCTGCAGAAGTTCCTCCTACAGAAATAAGAACTTTTAAGGAATCATTTTCTCTTGCACCAATTCTATAACCTTCAAGGAAATGCTGTGGCGGAACATCTGAATTAGTTTCGTTGTATAGGTAAAGTCTTTCATTTGTGGTTCCAACACCAACTGTTGTAGCAACATCTATTGCACTGAATTCAACAGAAATTTCATCATTAGGAAGTTCTTTTGGTGGAATGATGTGAGTGATATATCCAAAGTCATCTTGAGGAAATGCATTCGTTCTAAATCCAGATGCTACAAGAGACTTCGCCCCAAAGTTTGAGTTGGAATTAGTAACTGATTGATCACCACCACTTTCAGCAACAAAATGTTCAGCATATCCAATTGCAAAGATTGAAACGTTCTGAATAAACGCATCATTAACACACTTTATGTGGAAATTTTTATATTCTGGTTTAAAAATTGCTCTCGAATTAGTGCTGATTGTTTCATTTCCAGCAAAAGTATTATCCTGATATGTGCCAGTTGTTTCATCATAAACTACAAAAGCATTATCATCCTTCTGAAGTCCAATTCCAGTGAATTGGGCAATAACCATAGACTTGAATCCAGATGCTTTACTTCCATCAGCAAGCACACCACACATTCCATAAACAGATCTCAATGAAATATTGAAGATGTATGGAGATGCTGATGTTACAGTGTCTGATGAAAGTGATAAAGTAGATCCTAGAGGAGAAGGAAGTGCATTTGAGGGTGCGTTCTGAACTTGATACGTAATTCTAGTACTATTAACTTTTTCAGAAACAATAAAGCTTCCGTTATATCCATCTGCACTAATACCTTCAATTCTTATTGGAGAATCAACTTCCAGTCCAGTAATTTCGGAAGATACGTCAACAGTAATTGTTTTTGTTGCGTTAATGCCATTTCCAGCACGAATACTTGAAATACCTACAGACAGTCCAGTAGAACCTACAATTCTATACTCATCAATCTTGGGTTCAATATCAAGAGAAGTAGATGGATAATCAGGTTCAATCGAACGACCCGATGCTGCACCATAAGCAAGACCAATTTTTTCATAATACATATCCAAATCAGTGCGATCGGTTGAATATGTTTGAAACTCATCATCGATCGAAACATTATTTACACCATCTGCATACTCAAAACAAGTGAGTTTGTGGTGAGAGAAATTAGGAACAAATAGATTGTCAGTATAATCAATATAGCACTGACCACTTGGATCAGCATCAAACATAGAAAACTGCCAGAAATAGCATCCACCAGTTACGCGGAAAATTGTAGATCTTTCAATATTATCATTTACTGGATTTGGAACATACTTTGGTCTAATTTTTGTTTTTCTTAAATCCAATCCAACAAGTGAAGTTCCTCTAGGTACAATAACTCCACCATGAATACTGTTTAATTTGTAGAGAGCATTATTTGGATCGCTCAAATCAAAGTTGGATGATGCCTCAAATGGTGGGAAATCATTAGATGCCTGTCCGGTTCTGAGTCTAAAATTATTTGATCCATCAGGAATCCATCCTGGACGGTTATCAATAATATGATCGCCCGGATAAACTAAAATAGTCGTCTTGCCAAATCTATCGTTATTCAGTCCCCTCTGATATGAAAATCTTGCTGCCTCAATCAGTGCCCTCTGAATAGTTTTAAATGGTCGAGTTAGACTATTTCCTTTATTCTCAATCGAGTCTGTCGAATCAAGACTATTCGGATCGACATATAAAATAGTACCACGAACAGATTTCAGGAAGTTATCCAGGCGTGAAAGACCCATCTTATTAATACTTATAGTTTCCGTTATGAGTTATTTATCATACAACAAAACCTCCCGAAGGAGGTTCTGAAGTCACACTTTTTGGGTCACTGTAACGAAATAGTATCGTCTTGTATATTATAAGACTTTTAACGCTTTATGTCAACATACTTACTCACTTTGTTTGCATTCTAACATGTATTCTACAGTATTTGCTACATCATTCATAGCATCACGAAGAAATGGTTGTTGTCCAGATTCTTGTTTGATGATTGGTCGCGAATCATCAGTGAGTGTCCATCTCCACTGCTTCATATCCCTACAATACCAGAGATTAATTTTCATGTTTGAAGTGCTCCAATTCAACCCAGTTAAGGAGGGTTTGGAATGCACTGATAGAGGCAGGAGTGCAATCATCTTCCTTAAGTTTTTGAACATAATATTCGAGTGCTTCAATGACCATTTCGCGGTCAGTTTGTGAAATTAGTGACATTTTGGAGTTTTAAGAACTCAGAGCCCCCGACAAGATTTGAACTTGCGACATCGGCTTTACAAAAGCCGCGCTCTACCACTGAGCTACAAGGGCAAATTAATCAACAGGTAACATTTCTGGATTTTCCAGTTCCAACTCATATAAAAGTGGATGACACTCTTCAAGCATCAAGTAATATGATGCTTGATAGAGATCTTCTGGTTCAAATCGTCTTTCGTTATCTGCCAATTTGATCAATTCCAAATCGAACAAAGATTCTTTTGGAAGATCGTCAAAAGTAAAAGGAATTTGATTTATGAAATACAAAAGAACAATTTCAGTTCCTCGATTATACCAAACGTATCTGGCATCTATTCTGTACTTCATAGAATAGTCCTTTACTTTTGTTTATTTAGAGGTTGATTATACCTCCATGAACCATACGATGACAATTTGCACAGAGAACAACACATTTGTCAATTTCCTCTTGAAGTTTTTTATAACTAGAAGATTTTGCAAGTTGTGCTACTCTTTCGTCTTTTTGAGATGGGTCTAAATGATGCAAATCCATTACAATAGAATCATATTTAACTCCACAAGCAGCACAAGGTTTATCTTTTGCTGTTTTAATCATCTCTTTTCTCTTTAACCAACTTGTTTGTTTTGATTTTGGTAGTTTATTTTGAGATGCCCAGAGTTTTTGGTATTCTTTTTGTTTTTGTTTGTCTTTGTATGGCATAAGGTTCAAAGTAACTAATAGTTATTTAGAACCTAATACCCGTGGTCGGATTCGAACCGACACTGGGAGGATTTTAAGTCCTCTGTCTCTGCCTGTTGGACTACACGGGCAAAAAACTTACGCTTTGTAAGTAATAGGATTATACTTGATGTACTCCCAAAATGTCAACTTCATTTCTTTTTGTGACATTCCACAGTGTTTTGCTGCTTTAGGAAGATTCCACTTTGCCGCAAAAAGTGCTTCATTTGCCTCTTTTACATTCTCAGGAGTGGTTTTGACTGATTCCTCTTTGAGGTCTTTGTATGAGATTTTATAAGTCATGTTTTTCAAAAAAGTAATAGAGGCATTTTTTACCGGGAAAATTTTTCCCCCAAAAATGGAACTTAAAGTGGATTTGCGTATGAGAGAGTTTCCTCATCCACTGTAGCACGAACGAATTCTAGCACGTTCATAAACTCATCCACTGTATCACAAGTCACTTGCTTTTCCGAACCTTCATTAGAATACAGATATACTGTACGCTTAATAGGGTCTACAACGCAGCGTGAGAGATACTCGTCTTGCATTCATTCGTCCTTTGATTACCTAAGTACTATAGGACCTTTTGGGTCTGGTGTCAAGGGGTGTAGGGGGCGACTTCTCCAGGGTAGTCCTTTGCACTTGTCCCTTCATACTCAGTAATGTTCTTAGGAACATCTTTTCTTTGCCCATAAACAACGTATGAGCAATTAATTGGTCCTCCTAAATTATTTTTAATAATAATTCTTTGACCCCATTCAATTTTTTCAACGAAGAGTTCTTGATAAACACCAATAGGAGTTAGAGTGACACCAATAGTTTCAACATCAACTAAATTTTTCCAATAATCGGGAAGTTCAATTACATTAGAACTTTCAATCTTTCCCCTCAAATATACTTCTGCATCTGGACCCTCTAGACAAATATAACGAAGGCGATAACCTGCTTTTAATGGGTGAGAGATATCAAATGCTTTTACTGCCCCAACACTATTTCCATACCAAGTTCCAAGAAAATTATTCGCAGTAACTGTTCCTATTACATTAACGTCTCCACTGAACCTTGCAGTATCCGCCTCCACCCTAAAAGTTGGAATTGGTCCACTATTTCTCTCTAATGTCACCGTAGCAGTACTGCTACCATTTAAGTGCATGTAAACATAATCTGCTGGAGACTCTGCAGTGTTTACCAAAACCATAGAGACATCGTTAAGATTAAAAAGTCCATCAAAAGGATCTAAAGAAAAATCATCATTATCTCTATATTCAATATCAACTCCAGGACCAGTGAAGGTTCCGTATCTTCTGAATGTAAATGCCATTAATCTTCAATCTCCGTAACTAATCTAGGAACATCTTTTCTTGTTCCAAAAATATGGTAATAACAATTTACAGGAATGCCTGGTTTTGCTTGAAGATAAATTTTATTATCTCCAATTCTTTTTACAATAATATCTTGGTGTGCTCCAATGGGAGTTAAAGATACTGTAATTGTAGTCTCATCAACCAATCCTGTCCAGTATTCTGGAAGTTCAATCTCTGTCTTATTTAATAATCTTCCGCGAACATAGACACCATTCTCTGGTCCTTCTAAACAAGTATGAACTAACTGTTTTCCTTCTTTTGTTGGATGAGGAATTACAAAGTTTTTAATTGATGCCTGAAGAACTTGAGTTCTTACAACTTTTGCTTCAATATAGGTTGATTTAAGAAGCAAATCAACTCTTACAAAACTTTGGAATCTCGAATATAATCTTACCCATAAAGAATAAAGTGGTGAAACTTTTGCATCAGGGTTTCTCAATTGACCAACCATTAATGTTGCTTTGGTGGTGTTATGTTCTCCAGCAGCACCAGTTTGAAGAGGTCCTTCAACAAACGCAGACCCGTTAATTTTTGCTGGTCCAATTCCAAGTGCTTTTGGTACACCAGCACCAACCACCATCTGTCCACCAACTGCATTGTCATCCATTAAAAATGCCATAATTTCTCTCCTTACTTTGTGTTTTTCTTCTGAATAGTTCTTCCGCCGACTTTGGAATCTTTATTTGCAACAGCGTCACTCACTCCACGAATTAAAGATGCATATAAAGTCATAGCTCCATTGGCAATTATTTCTGCAGTTCCAGGTGTCGCCAATCTATACAAAGATTTTGCATTGATTAAAACCTTCTTTGCATCAAGTTCAATATTTTCACTTGCCTTAATTCTAACGTTTCCTTTAGAACCTCCTTCACCAATAGCAGTTAATTCTATGTCAGTTCCTTGAAGTCTTAACTTTCCATTAGATGCAACGATATCTATATTTCCATTCCAAGAATGAATAAAAAGAGTATCTTCTGCTTCTTCTTTATCTACTCCAGACTCAATTGAAATTCTCCCCGGAGAAATAATTTGCGTGCATCCTTTTCTTGGTCCGTCTTTATCAAGAATAATCGACTGCCTAGAATCTGATGCTTGAATCATTACATCAGCGGTGACATCACCCTGCTTATGAATATGCCCAAAACTGATTGAACCATGATCATTGCCATATCTAATGGCGGTATAATTTTGCTTCGCAGTATTATTTTTAGAAATATTGCCTGCAAGAAGTTCTTCCCTACCCGCTCTAGGTGGAGAACCAAGTTTTGTATTATTACTGTTTCGAGCAGTTGCCATTAGTATTGAGACTTCAATATAGTACTATTTAATAGAGTTACGTCTGTGTATCTTCAATAGTTCCGGGAATATTAAGACGAGGATCATTACTTGTAACATCAGTACCAGATCTCTGAATAGCACTTGGACGTGTAGTAACGCGAGCAGTAATACTTTCTTGAAGAGTTGCATAAACTCTTGTTTGTGGTCCAGCAGTCTTATAGTATCCCGCGTAAGGAATACCCTCATCATAGTAAACTGCACCATAGTATGCTCTTCCTTCAACATATCCAGTTTGCTTAAGTCCAACAAGGTCTGTGACCTGAATAAGAGCTTGTTGATTTAACTTTTGTTCTTCTATCAGTTGAACAGGATCTCTTACAACACGAAACACTGGGCGGAATGTTGCATTTACGCCCGTTGGAACACCACCTGTTGGAGTACCACCGGGAGGACTCACCATTGTAATTTCTGGATAAACATTAAACCCAATGCCAGGGGCATCTACATTAACAGTAATGATTCTCCCAAATGAATCACATTCATAAGAAAGTTTGGATCCATTGTTTGGAGTAATTTGTATTTGATCTTCTCCACATCTATAATTAATTCCAGGATCTTCTACAATTACTTCATCCAAAACTAAAGTAATCGGATATCCAGGTCCTTGTTCTGGCGGAGGTAAATAACCATTTCCAGGATCATTTACAATCACTTTATCAACTACTCCTCTTCCTCCAATCTTTTTTGCACAGGGAGGTGGAATTAGTATTGCAGAAATTCCCACTGGATTCGAAGTCCAAGGTGTTTTGTTTGAATCACTCAATACAACATCTTTACTAATAAAAAGAGCAACTCCCATAGGGTTTCTGGAAAAAATAAAATCTTGCTGTTTTTCTACACTAGATTTTAAATTTTCTAATTCAATAACAACATCATATTTTCCTGGAGTAGTATTAAAAGTATATTGAACTTTCTCTCCAGCAAATTCTGTAGTTTTGAATATTTCCTTTCCACCAACTTTTAATGTTGCAACGTTGTCTGCTTGAAAATTAAACTTATATAATCCACTATATGGGAAATTAACATTTTTCCAAGTTAAAGTATACTTTCCAATGACAGGTGTTTCTGGTTGACTGATGGAATTGAAAACTTTAGGAGACACAGAAAAATCATTCATATATTTACTCCATCTAGTTTCATTGTATGCGAATAATGGAGGACCGTCATAAGTAACACCATTTTTAGTGATGCTCTGTGAAGTTTGGGGAGCAGGAGCAGATGATCCCTTTACACTATCAATATTAACTTTAATATTTTCATCATCACCATCAGCATCACGAATTCCAAGACGATTTTTACTGTTTACAATTGGACCTCTAGATCCTGGACCAGCACCAATGATTTGAATAGGACCATATTTTTTACCTCCAGTGAAGGTTCCCGATCCTTTATCACTGTCTTTTTGTTTAGTGGGATCTCTTTTTAATCTCACACTACTCCCATCAGATGGTATAGAAACTTCCTGTGCTGCTATTCCAGCAATAAAAGGATTATCATCCACGTCCATCGAAAAAGAAATTTCACCAGATCCAGATCCATCAACTTGAAGATAAAAACTTGATCCCTGTTGAATAAAAGATGCTTTTAAATTGGATGGAGCCGTAGGATTTTGTGTAGTTGGAGTTCTCCAATCTTGAGTGCTAAAAATCTTAGTATCAATAACACTTTGAGTTTCGATTGGTTGATTTAAAATTTCTGCAACTATAGTGTGTCTTCCTTTAGAAAGATAAACTTTTGAAATTTTTGGATTATCTACATTGAATCCATCTAAAGAAGATACTTCCTTTCCATCAATTAAAATTCTACCATTATTATCTTTAGTTCCCTTTACTCCATAAAATCCAGCGTAAGGAAGATCGATCTGCCAACTATTCGAAAAAGTAGTTCCAGACACATCACTTCCCGGAGTGCTTAAAGGAAGAATAGGCGATATTGCATACCTACTCATAAATTTACTCCAAGCAGGAAATCTAACAGGATACCACTGCTGACTTGCCCCAGGAAATCTTGTGGTCCAAATAGGATTGGGTGGGCACCTTCCGGTTTGCACTGGTGGTTGTTCTTGAGGTACAGGTGGAAGTGGAGCATCAATAATCATAGAGACTCCCATTGGATTTTGATACCAAGATTTTGAAGAAATTACTTCTACAATTTGTGTTGAAGATGAAGCAGCATCTGTACCACTAACTTCAAAAACCAAATTAAATGTACTTCTCCCATCAGGTGTTGTTCTCTTATTAGTTGCTTTAAAAGTACCTATATTTGTCGTAATCTGAATATCATCATTATCGTTATCAGATTGAATATGATCTGAAAATATTCTATTTGATTCTCCTTCTCCACCTTCTTTATTTTTTGTTCCATTTTTAATTATTCCCTGTTCAACACCACCCGACTTTGCAGATGATGCTGATACTACAAATTTAGTATTAGGATTTATCTTAATAGTTTGTTTTGTACTCTGACCTCCTCTTGGATTTCCTTTCAAGGTAAACGTGTTATTTCCACTTACAAATGAAAACTTCATTTTATCAGTATTTCTTCCTTCACCGGTAATTGTGAATGTGACATCAACAGTGTTTGGTGTCACTGGAGCATTTATTTTTTCAGTAATCGGAACATTCAGAAGATCAACTTTTAAGATATGATTTCCTTCTTGTATTGTTTTTTGTAAAGGAGACGGATTATCTTTAAATCCTTTTAGACTTCCAACTAACCCACCATCAACATAAACTTGTGCCGTATTATCACATACACCTCTAAAAATATATTCACCACTAATGGGAAAGTTTAACTCCCATTCCATAGAAAATACTCTTCCTGCCTCATCACTTCCAGTAACATTAGATGGTTTGACGGGAGAAACAGCATAATTATTCATAAACTCTCCCCATTCGGGGAAAGTTACTGCTGCAGTATCTTGAGTTGCATATGATTTTTCAATAGTAAAAACCCTGTCTGGTTGTATTTCTCTTGTAGTCCAGAAGGGTTTCTTTAATGCTTTTTGGAAGATTTCAATTTCTCTTTGAATAGGATCAGCACCAACTCTTGTATAAGTTTGCGGTTCCCAGGCACCAAGTTCTTCTCCATTAGGACCATATCTTTTACCATACCCAACATCAGTATCTTCGCAGAGTTCATATTCTTCGAAATCTTCCTCACCTTCAAAGACTTCTGTTTCATCTACAGTCTCTCCAAGAACTGCAGTTAAAACAGCGCCATTACCAAACTGACAATCATCTTTTGCCGCTACAATTGGTGGATACTGATAACCGTGACCACCCCTAACAACATCAACTGCAAGTAAAGACCCATCTCTACCAATGACGGGATTTCCAGCAGCACCAATCCCATCACCACCAAAAAACTGAATTCTTGGGGGACCACATTCTTTATATTGCTGAATACCTCCACATTCATCAATGGTTACTAATAGATCATTTGGGTTAATACGATTAACCTCATTAATACTCAAATATTGAAGATTATTATTACCGTCTCTAAAGATAAAAGTTGTTCCGGGATTATTCTTTGCATATTCATTTGCTTCGCATATAGAGACGCCATCAACAAATCCAAGAGTTGGATCAATATATCCAACTCTGATGTCATCTTGCGTAGGTGCAGCAAATAAATTAAAAGACATATCTCCTTTCTTTATTAATATTTATTAGTAAGTTTCAAACTTAAGATCGGGTTCATTTTGTCCAGGTGAAGCAAACGGTTTTTCGTTGGTTTGAGGTGGAGTTGGAGTTCCTTGAGATGCTTTATCAACTTGCGCTGGTCTTGGTTGTTGCGGATCTTCTGCAGCACCAGAACCATTTTGAAGGGTATAGTAATCTGATGCCGCACAGTTTGGTTTGAGATCGCATCCAAATATATTAAGTTTAATATTTTCAAAACTCAATGCAGAAGTAATACTTCCACTTATACCGCCGATTAAATCTTTTGCTCCGCCAATTGCACCAGTTACAATTCCCAACTCATTCTGAACATCATTTAAAAATTTATTTACATTATCAAGTATGCCATTTACTCCTGTTGTCATGTCATTCATATTTAATGCAATCACATCTCCAGTTAGTTGTTCAACAGAACAAATTGGAGTGACTGGAGTTTTGGGGTTTGGTCCTTTTGGTGGCAATTGTTTTTTTAGTTGCTTATCCAAAATACCTTGAATCAAGGCACATAAATTATTTGAAATTTTATTATATAAACAAGTAATCAATTCAGTAATAGTTGCTTTAATATCAAAATATCTATTTCTCATATTAGGAGGAAGTTGTTCCACTGTTGGAGAAAGACCTTTGTTTACTTGTTTTAAAATATATTCCATAATCTTATCAAAGACTATCTTCATATATTTTGCAATAGTACAAGCAAAGTTAGAAATTAATGATTGAATATCACTAAGTACATTTGATACTGCATCAACATAACTTTGAGCAGCATTTAAAACTTTATCAATATCCTTTGTAAGATTCTCAAGTTCAGTTTGAATTGCTTTAAGTGCAGACTTAACAACATCACAGGGAGACATTAGAACTGTCTTCCTTTGATAATAATCATTTCTTACAACGTCTGCTTTTGATTGTTCATGAACTGCATCAACGTTTTCTTTTGTTGCCCCAGGTTGTGATGGAGAAGTTGGTGAACTTGCCTCTTCACATCGTGCTTTGATGCCATCAGCAACTGCTTTCTGAATAAAATCATTTCTTGCGGTTCCAGTTAAACCTCTAGCATCTGCTTCTGCAAGAGCACTTTGTTGATCTCTGTATTGAGTTTTTGTTAATGGTTTATCAGATCTTAATCCAAACTGATTTACAGCAACTCCAGGAGGAGCAGGAGCACACTCTTCTGATTGCTCCGGAGACTTTGGTTTATTAATTACAAGTCCTTCATCAGGAACTTTTGCATTTGGATCTTTATTTCCATTCGCAGGAGTTGCATAACCACTTGTTGCAAGACTCCCAGGTTGAGTATTGGTGACTCGATTATCACCTATCTTTGTTGCAAGGGAAGTTTGGGCATTGTTTCCAAGAACTCCCATAATAACAGGAACTTGTTGCTCCTGACCATCAAGAAAGAATCCAAAAACAAACATTCCCTGACGAAGGTTTGCTGTTGCTCCTGCATTTGCTTGACCCCCTCCACCAGTCACAGGATACATTATCTGTGCCCAAGGGAGTTGATCTGAAGGTACTTCAGTTTCTCCTTGATCGTGAAGACCTATGATTCTAACTTTATACCTTCTACCCCAACCAGGAATTTGATCTTTACTTTCAAATTTTCCGGGCAGTATATTATCTCGCCAGGTTGAGTCACTAGCAATTTGACCCACCCACCAACTAAAGTTGGCACCAAGAAAACCTGAATTAAATAAAGATCCGCCTTCCATTAGATATTATTCATAAATTCTACATTCGAGTGCATCTGGATGACCATCACAGTAAAGTTCCAAAGATGTTGGATCGTGATCATCATCGGGATGATTTGATTGATACTGCTCCAAATCTCCTAGTTCATCTGCTAGATGGCGACGACGTTGACCGCTGGTATTTGGATTATCCAATTCATCGCGGTCATCATTAATATGTTGTTGAAGAGTTCGTTTCGTCATAATGGTATCTTACCAGAAGTGTGATTTCCAATTCTACCAAAAGAATCTCTAACTAAATTCAATTTGGTATAAGTCTCTTTTGGAGAAATATAATGACATAAATCTGCTATAATATATAGACCACCATTTTCCTTACTTACATCTTTAGTTTCTGTTGCAAGTTCTGGAGCATCTATGAAGATAGCATCACCAGCATGTAAAGAAAAGTCTCCAGGTATAGTAATCGTTGTTTTGATTGAATATAATTGATTATATCTCATAATCGCTTGATTTAAAATATTTTTATACTCAAAATTTTCTTCTGCAGATTTTGATATCTGTTGTTCCGTACTACCAGAAGGAAGTGTTCCCTTATCAAGAAGATAATAAGTAGTTCTTGAAAAATCTTTATTAGCACCAGTTCTATTGAATTCTGGATTCAATACCGGAAGTTCTTTACCACCAAGCTTTAAAGATTTTTCTTTTTCTTTTGCATTTGGAACCACTACTTCATAATAACAAGTAAAGGGATCAAACAAAACTGTTCTCGTAGAGAACGCTCCCATCTTAAGTTTTTCTTGAACATCAACACGATTATCCTTTGAGTACTCAAGAGCTTTAGCATCATATCCAGGAGGTGTATTATCACCTCTAGAATCTGGTGTCTGGTTATAAATGATTGACTTTTTCTTTTCTTGGTTCAATAAAGAATCAATTGACTTAAACTTAAATCCTTCAGAAGTTTCGAAGAAAAAATAACCAGCAGTATTGCCTTTTGCTTTTTCAAAATTAGGAACTGCTTTTTTTGATAACCAATTCATAGCGTAATATGGTTTCCTATTATTACCAATAAAGTTATAATTATTTGAGGTTTCTTCTATATCTACTTTTTTCTTTGTTGCAAGATAATTTTGTGCTGTTAAAATTTTCTTAATATGATCTGATATCTTTCCATCAAATCTTTCATTCAGTCTAATCTTTTCATTTAGAATAAACTCTTTAGATACAAGTTCCAATTGAATCATAGACTTAGTTGTATCATCACTCAAAGGAGTAACTTTATTCACATACATCGTCAAGTTTAATTCTGATTCATTATTATCTTTAAATTTTACTGTAACTTTTTCCTGTCCAACTATTGGTAATCCCTCAAGAGCAGTTTTGTTATCAATAGTGTTTCCAGAATCGGCAAATGTATAAGTTATTCTTACAGTATCTTGAAGAATACTTTCATAATACATTAATCGCACAGAACCATTTACAACACTCACAGTTTTTCCTTGACTCTTATTTGATACTATATCAAATCTTTCTATGTAAGATGGTTGTGCGCTTTTAGATGTTATTGGATTTGCCATTGTTTATTACCTCGTATCTCTATTTACCCACCCTGATATAAAGATTCAAATGGATCCGTTTCATCACCACCAACATATATGGGTCCACCAGAACCAGTATCGTCACTGTCTGCAAGATATGAACCAGATGGCATATCAGCAATCACAACAACTTGCTCAGATCCATATTCATAAGAAGCAAAGTTACTTAATACATTTATCGCCTGATCATATTTTGCCGTATTAATAGCACCTAAGAACCCAGGAAAAGTTTGTTCAATAGCAGCAGTAGAGTCTGCATCAATAACAAACTCTTTTCCTTTTTCACCAAGCATTGCTAAATGTGGACCACCTAAAGTCATTCCACCTTTTTCATAAGCAGCGCGGAGCATACCAGTCGGATTCAATCTTTGAGATCCTTTGTAAGCTTCAAAGTGAAGGTGAGTTTGATTTCCAAGATTCAATAGATTGCCAATTTTTTGTCCAGGTTGAACTGTTTGTCCAGGTCTAACGTTTGGAGTTGCGTGCAAATATCTTGTTTGGACTCCACCATGATCTATCATTAAACCAGACAAATAAGGATCATTGGGAACAAATTTTTCAGATAAAACTTTTCCCCCAGAATATGCAACAATAGGCAATCTTGGGTTACCTCCCCAGGGTGGTTTTTCAACAACATCAACACCGGCATGTCCACCATAACCTCGTGGTGCCCCATAAACCTGTCCAGGTCCGGTTCCAATCATTCCTTTGGGAAGGGGAAACGCTTTGCCACCCTTAACTGATACCATTCCACCCGAATCTCCACCCATAACAACAATATCTCCTAACTGAGGTGCCTTTGCCGGACCTGGATTTTTTCTACCATATGCAATAGCAGCAGGCCCAACAAACCAACCAAATCTATGTCCATGTCTTACAACATATCCAAGACCATTAGATGGTGGTGTTAGTCCTTGAGCCCAAAAATCAGTTCTTCCCCCAACAAATTGCGAAGCACTTTTCTGCAACTCTTTATTTTGAACAGCAGATGCAGTATCATTAATGAATTTTTCAGCCTGAACTCTACTCAATTTATTTGCAACCATAACCGCATTAATTGCACTTTGCTTATCGCTTATTGATCTAAATTCTCTAACTGCTCTGCCAACTGGCTGATACTGTCTTCCATTGCCAGAAACAATCAATTCTTTAATCGTGTTACCACTATAAATTCCAGAGGCAAGTCTATTATAGATTGATTGCGCAACATCGGCTCTTCCCTGAGGTGTTCCACTTTCAAGAGATGCAATTGCAACCAAAGACCAAAAATCAGCATTTCCCCCAGTTACATTAAAACCGCCACCATCAACACCAAGATTTGGATCAGGAGGTTGTTGATCAATTCCTTTATCCTGATTAACACCTTGGTCTTTTTTCAATCTCAAATTTTCTTGTATTTCTCTCAAAGTTTTCTGTGCATTAGTTTCAGTTGTATCTTTAAACGACTTTGCAACCCAATCACTAATATCACCGCCTTGAGAAATTGCATCTAATGTTTTGGGGTCAACAAAACCACCCTCAGCGAACGCAGCAAGTCCTCCTTTTAATTTTCCATCATCTATTCCTTTTGCAACCAACATATTAATACCAAGTCCAACATTCTTATAATCTTGTTGGGTTGGTTTTTGTCCCAGTAAAATTTTAGAAGTGATTGCAAGTATTGGACCAAAGTAATCACTATCACCAAGATTTTGTCCTGCCTTTTGAATCACTTTAAAAGGATTCATAACATCAGCTGCCTTTTGGAACATTTTAAATGGATCTGGAAATAAATCAAACAACTTTTTTTCGCCCCCAACATCAGCACCTGGAGAATTTGCTTCCACATCCCCAGGTTTTTGTGGTGTTAATCTTCTTCTATATCTTCCCCTTTTAGATACTGTTCTTTTTACTCCACGTTGAGGTCTTCCACCCCTTGTCGCACCGCCACCTGCTTTCTTAACAGTCTTTCCTTTTCCAGATGGCATTCCACTACCAAAAAAGAAATCATATAAGACACCACCAATAGCATCGCCAGCAACGCCACCAATCAATCCACCAATGAAGTTTCCAGCAACCGGTACAACTGTTCCGGCAGCAGCACCAACAGCACCAAGAAGTCCAGCACCAATTGCTCTAAATGCTGCTCTTCCTGGGTCTTCTCCAAGTGCAACGGACAATCCAAAGTTAACTAATGCCCCAACAATAGGAAGGGGGATTCTCTTTAAGAATGGTCTTACAGAAGAAAGAAGTGCTTTATTTCCACCACGACCCATAGTTACTTTGGGTCTCTGTCTTAGTGGATTTCTAATATCAACCCCACCAGAAAGACCACCACCACTTGTTGTTACTCTGGGTCTTCCATTAGTTCCAGGTCTTGGTCTTGATCCAACGGATCCTCCCCTACCTTTGCCTCCGCGTCCAACTGAACCCGCAGCAGACATTCCTGCAATCAATGCAAGATTCAAAAACTGATTTAAAAGACCAGAAAGTTGTTCAAACTGTTTTACTCCATCATTACCAAAAAGATTTTTTACAAAACCACGAGTAGCATCATATGCTTTATACCCCCAATCAATAAAAGTCACAAGACCATCTAAAAGTTTTCCACCAACACCAAGAACAAAATCAGTTGCTTGCCCTAAAAATTTAACAATAGGAATTATTTTTGGTAAATGATCAACTAACCTAACTGCAAAATATCCAAGAATAATATTACCAATAAAGTTCTTTACCCAATCCAAAAATCCCATACGAGGAAGACTTGGCATTTTTACTTTGTCAGATTCTACCTTTGGTTTTGTTTCTAATTTTTCTTCTATCTTTTCTCTTCTCTTAGAACTATCTTGTTTTTTAGACTCAGTAAGTTTTTTCTTTTCTGCTGCCAGAGTTCCTTTTAAAATACTATCAACTTCAATTGCTTTAACTCTGACAATACTTAAATTTTTTATTGACTTATCACCCACAGCAACAGAAGAAGAACCCTTAATAAGAGTCTTGTTAACCTTTACTAATGATCCTCCTTTAGAAGAAGGCAAAAACTTTTGAGTATTGATTGCCATTTACTTAGATGTGAATTCCAAATATGTTGATTTTGGGTTTACTTCCCTTAGTAGATGCACTAAAACTTGGTGGTTTTGAAGCAGCAGGGCGATTGTAAACAGAGGAAGGTTTGTTTTTGTTTGAAGATTGTGGATATGTGTATATAACCGATGGTTTTGATGGGGGTTTAACAGGTTTAACACCAGCATTTTTGGGACGAGCAAACCTTGATTGATATGGTCCAGATTGTTTTCTTCTTGGATCATTAGGTTTATACATTGTCGCTGGACCAATATTTTTCTTTTGAGATTCTTTAGGTTTTCCAGATATGCCCAACATCCCACCAAGCAATGTTTTACTTGCAGAAAGACCCCAAGATTCTGCCGCAGTTCTCTTTCCACCAAGAATCATATCAACATCACCCTTTCCTTTAAGGGGATTTAACTGGTGAAGTGCTTGAAGTCTTTGTTGTGTACTTTTACCACCACCAAACAAAACACTCATAGGGTCTTTCATTTTATCAAAATCATACTGATCTTCAATACGATATCCACCTCCTTGTTTTTTATTTCTACCATACGCCCAAAACTGCCCAAGAATATTTTTGGCATTTTCGGCATTTTCAGTCATCTTTCCATTTTCTGCATAATCAGCATACTGAACTCGTATTCCACCTTGTTTAAATTTTTTAAGAAAACTTCGTTGAGTATCGACTGCATTATTCCATTCACTCCTATCTTGCCCAGGTTTTGGTGGATTTTGAAGTAGAGTATTTAATTTTTGTTGCTCTATTCTAATTTGTTGCGCAGTTCTTTTCTTTGCTCTCTGAATTGCTTTTTGCAGTTCTCTCTCAGATTCTCCACCTAAATCCATTTCACTTATTGGTCCACCAAATCCACCAAGCATCTGTTTGGCATATATTGAACCAGCATCTTTATAAGTTGCTGCTCCAGGACCAGTAAGTTTTTCATAAATTTCCTGGAACATATTTTTTTGACTACCTCCAGGTTTAGTCTTGACACCTTGAGGTTTAGATTTTGGAGATGGGACATTTGGAGTTTTTATTCCCATATTGTTAGCAATTCTGGCAACTGCACCTATAGGATCAGTCATCAAGGATCCGGTAGAACCACCTGACGAAAAAGTCGCTTTTGGTGTGGGGGAGGGAATCGTAGGAAATCCCCAAGTAGATTGTTTACCAGGATCTGCGCCAAACTTAAACTTTATGAACCTACTTATAGCATCTATAGGATCTTTGGAAAAAGGAGTGTTTGATCTACCAACCATACCACCACCAGCAGCATAAGTAGTCCCACTCATAACTTTTGGTTTATTAGTTCCTCCCCCTGCTGCATTCATTGCCTCAAGAGTATCAACCCCATACTTTGAGACGGCGCCGCGAGACATAACAAATTCACCATCACTAAGCATTGCAGGGACTTTATCTACACCTTTCTCTCCACTTACAAATCCACTTGCTAATCCACCACCACTAAATCCATATGACTTAGTTTTGCCCGTTTGCAAATAAGAAACTTGTTCGTCAATTTCAGAACCTTTTCCTTGAAGTTTCTCAAAGAAATTTAAGTTTGCCTTTTGTTGCTGAAGAGACTTTATCTTATCTTCTTTACTTCCAGGTTGTTTTGATGTTTGTCTTTCTTGTTGATTAACAGTTCCTGGGAACATTGCAGGAACTGTCGCACCTGCAGTAAAAAGTCCTAACCCAATACCAACAGGACTTTTAATAAATTTAAGAAGTTGTGGTATAGCAACTTTTCCAATCTGGAATATAAACCTACCAACAAGACCTACTGTTCCTCTAATTAATTTGCCAAAACTTGTTCCAAATAAAATGTAGGATCCAAGTAGGGCAGGCCACCAATCTTTAACGAAACGAATGATTGATTTAACCTTACTTGCATTTGTAGGATCACCTAACCACTCGACAAGTTTATATACAATTCTTCCCATTATAACAGTGGTAAAGAATTGAATGATTCTATCAAGTAAAGATTTTACTGGTGCTATTATTTTTTCTGCTACCTTTTTTAATCCTTCAAATCTTTTTTCTAATTTACTCTCGGCAAGTCCTCTTTTTTCTTTCTCTGTTTTTCTTTTATCGTAAGCAGTTGAATCATCCGCTACTTTCTTTTGTTGCCTTAAAGTTTCTACTATAGAAACAAATGAAGAAGTTATTGCAGATATATTATCTTCTAAAGATTTTTTTAAAGGAGATTTTGCAATTGCCTGCGAGGGCAAAAGTCCTTTTATTGGACTATCGCCTATAAGTTTTCCTTTAATATTTCCAACATTAAAAGAAGATGCAGATATTTTTTTCTTTTTAACTTCAAATCTACCACTATCTTTTTTGCTCTTAACTCTTTTAAATTCATCGGTTAAGAGCATAACTTCTTCAGTAGGAATTGTTTTTTTGGTCATCCTACTTTTGACCATTGCCTCTTTAAGAAGAGTCAAGTAAGTTTCATAATCAAGGTCAAAAACATCCTCAATCCCAATGAGATTCAGTATCCTGCTATCAATTTCCTCTTTTTGATTAGAAATGGGCATTGGTCATCTGCTGTTTTTGTTTTAACTCTTCTTCTTCAAGATGATGTTGTAATAATGTAACGTATATGTCCCTTTCCCAAGGAATCATATTTTCGATTTCCCATAATGAATATTTATGGTATTGCATCAGAGAAAAATTAAGTTTGAAATAATTTTCAAGGTCCATATGGACCATACTCACGTGAAAAAAGATGCTAACCCTTCTAAAACAACTTCACTTTCAACTTCAGTAACTGGATTCTTAACTTTAATTTTATGAGAAAGTTTAGGCATTGTTTCAAAGAACTTTTCAATATCTTTGAACTGAGAAGAATTCATTGATTCTAAAAAGTCTGCCATTTCTTTTTTAGTTACGTCTGCGGCAGTCCAAACTTCTTCTTCAGTAAAAATTTTATCAATACAAGATGCAATCAATTCAAACGATTGATCCATTGCATTTTTATCACTGAAATCAAAATTACTCTTAATAAACTGATCTAAAGATGGATACTTCATTTCCATCATAATAGAATCATCAAGTTTGATTCTATTTGAATGCTCTTCATTTTTTTGAACTTTAATGTCATCCAGATTAATTGTTACTGGAACTTGAGTCTCACCGTCATCAGGGCAGATAATATTAACTTCAAGTTCTTCCCCAACAGACTTGCCACGAATATTCAAGAACAAATATTCAATATCAAAAGTAGGAAGAGATTCTACTTTAATATTTTTGGTAAGAATACAACTTTTGATAACTGTTTTAATTGCTGTTGTAATTTGCTTCGTATCTTCACTTTCTAAAGCAATTACAAGTAGCTTTTCTTCTTTAACAAGAAATGGTCTGTACTGAATTGTTTGTCCAGTTGAGGGCAATTCAAGTTCATAAGTTGGTGTAGAAATCTTCGGTAAAGGCATAATATCCTATAGAACTTCAGGTGTGATTATTTAGCGTGCATGGACAGAAGAGAAAGTGTCCACTCAACTCCAAACAACTCACAAACACGTACTATAATAACTACAGTTCAAACAAATCAATGAAAGGACTTCTCAACTTCTATCTTGCATCTGCACTCTCTGTAACGACCGCAGCAACTGGTGCTTGCTTTGTCTGGTATGTTCAGGAGTATGATGCGGCGTATAAGTACCACAAAGTTGCTCCAGAAGTTTCTCAAATCCACCGCAACAACTCTCTGTGGTTGGGTTTGTGGGGAGGAATTTACGGTCTCACTGGTGTAGTAAGTGCTATTGGTTTGTCTAAGGGTCTTAAAAAAGATCAATGAAAACTCTCATCATCTCATTATTATTAATTCCATTTTTAGTCATTGGCGGAAGCACTGTTCTATTTGCAGTTCTTCAAAACGCAAAGGTAGAACTTCCAACTCCAAACTGAGGGTCTTAATGACCCTCTTTTTTTATGTCTTATTGATAGGGTGATATTGGTCCAACATTCCTACCAACATAAGGAAGACCAGACTCAACTTGAGTTTGGTTTGCATTTACCGCACCAATTATCTCTTCACCCTCAAAAACTTGAAGAGAATTGCCAGAAGATAATGCATTTTGAATACCCAAACCACCAGTAGCATCTATACCAAATTGTGAATTAGCAAATTGATCATAAGCAGAAACATTAAATCCTGCTTGCTCCAATGGATTATTTAATGATGATTGTGAATTTTGAACATCGGGAGGTGGAGCAGAACCATTTAGATTTTCAACATAATATCTTGAATAGGTAAAAGAGACGGTGCATTTTAACAAAGAAGATGAATCATAAGATATTGGCATAGATGATATACTAATAGGATATGCCTTTAAAAAAGTATATGTTAGTCGTGACTGGTAATCCCTCTCAAACTTGGTAATAGAAAATTGAGTTTGATATTCTTCTGGATATCTAACACTATAAAAAAAGTTTGGAGATACTAATCCGTTAGGTCCACCTTGTCTGCCACTGATACTTTCATTCATAATATACTTAATCCAGGTTTCAAAAAATCTAATCACAGTATATCTTGTATCAACATAAAAAGTTAAATCAATCCTATCATCATAAATTCTACGATATGCGTGCCTTTCTGTGACGCCAGTATAATCATTATTAATTTCAAGAGTTGCTAAACTTGATCCAGGTAATGTTGCTTCGCTACACGCAAGTTGAAGATTAGATTGTTCCGCAGAAAAATTTATACCATTTTTTGACATTATCTTACTAAAGTCACCAGCATCACCATTAGGTATTGAAAGATACAACTCATAATGAGAAGTTAATGCTGGTTGCAGCAAAGAACTTTTGATTTGAAATATGCTTCTTTCTTTTGGCTTTGGTGCTGCCATCTATAAATAATTTTTGACATTGTATATTATGTAGTAAGGATAATGGGAGAAAGTATCAAGAGCAAATACAAACCATCATATCCTCAGAAATACATTGGCGATCCCAATAACATTATATGTAGAAGTAGTTGGGAGCGAAGGTTTTGTCATTGGTGCGACTTGAATGAAAATATTATCGCTTGGGGGAGTGAAGAAATTCGCATCAAATACTATGATCCAGTAAAGCAGAAAGTAAGAAACTACTTTCCAGATTTCATCATTAAAGTTAGAGAGCAATCTGGAGATATCAAAAAATATATTATCGAAATTAAACCAAAAAAAGAAACAGTTGCACCAAAACCAAGATCAAGAACTACCAAGTCTTATCTTCACGAAGTTTATACATATGCAACTAACCAAGCAAAATGGAAAGCAGCACAGGAATTTTGTAATGATAATATGATAGGATTTAAGATCATTACAGAACAAGAACTAGGTATCAAATAATGGCAGAAGGTTTTGGTAAGTATACTACAATTCCGCCAAGGATGAGAGAGTTGAAAAAAAGAATTGATGCTGCTGGTACATATGATCCAGAAGATCTAATGTTGATTATTATGGATGTATTAAAGAAAGAAGCATTATATCCAGAAGTAGGAAAATTTTATACTTTTGTTTATAACGCAAAAACGCCAGGATTAGAATATGATCAACATCCATTAATTGCTTGTACCTCATTAGAAAAATGGGGATTTAAGGGAATAAATTTTCATTGGAGAAAAGGAAGACAATATACTTGGGAAGAAGTTGCAGGTAAACTTTACGTTGTAAAATATGAAGAACTTGATGAAATGCTTTCTATACCTTATGCAAAATTCCGTCTAAATAAATAAAAACCCCTCTCATAAATGTCTCATACTCTACAAAAAATTGAGATGAATGTACCCAATATTGATGGGAGGATTTTTTGATGGCAGGAACTTACGGGGAACCTGGGAAAAATCCTTTTGCCTTAAAAGGTATTGCTGGAGTTCTTTCTCCAGTTGTAAATGCAGAAACTGGAGTAACTCAAATTTACAGACAGGGTGCTGCTTTACAATTCCAAAGTTTAGGAACTTATAATCCCTCAACAGGAAAATTTACACCAGATCCAAATGCCGGCAATTTAACTCAAAATGAAATAAAAGCGTTATCCAGTACGGAAGGAATTAATAATATTAAAAATGCAGCAAAGACTACAACAATACAAGGAGTAAAAGCGGGTGGAGGAACTGACGCAGAAGCGCAAGCAAAAGCTAATAAATTAATATCCCCAAATAGTGCATCAAATCCAGGAGGTCAACCAGGTCAAGGTGGAAATTCATCACAAGATGCAGAAAAAGATTTAAACGATCTAAAAGAAGGGACAAGATATAAAAAAGGACAGTTTAGAGAAGACTTAAGATATCCAGCAAATTTACAAATTCAACACCAAGATGTTATTGAATTTAATATGCTAACTTATGAGAAAAGATCCTTTAGTGAAAGTGGAAATAATAATTTAGGATCTTTTCCAGAAAGAAGTGCTTACACATCGAGAATTATTGGAAAAGTTATCTTACCAATTCCAGGAGGAATTTCAGATACAAATGCAGTAACTTGGGGGAGTGATTCTCTACCCGCAGCAAAGAAAGCACTAGCAGACTTTGCAAGCAACATTATAACTGGAGGTGCTGAATCGGGAGCAAACACTGCAGAAAGACAAGCAGGACAAGTAAGTGCAAGTTCTGCAGAAATACAACAAGGAATTGCCGCATATTTCACACAACAAGCAATAGGGGCATCGAACATTCTTTCAAGAACTCAAGGTGCAGTCCAAAATCCAAATATGGAATTGCTGTTCAGTGGTCCTTCTTTAAGACCTTTCAATTTTACATTCAAGTTATCAGCAAGAGGCGTAGATGATAGGGAGCAAATCAGGCAAATTATAAGGTTCTTCAAACAAGGAATGGCGGCTCAAAGAACTGCTTCGCAACTATTCCTAAAGGCACCCAACACTTTTAAAATAAGATATCTGCATAAAGCAAAAGATCATCCATATATTAATTACATCAAAGAGTGTGCGTTACAATCATTTACAGTGAACTACACACCAGAAGGAAATTATATGACATTCGCTGATGGTTTAATGACTTCTTATGAAATCACAATGCAATTCCAAGAACTTGAACCAATCTTTAATGATGACTATTCAAAACTCCCTGGTGGAAACTCAGACACCGTAATAGGATACTAAAATGGCAAATCCATACTTCAGACAACTACCTTCATTTGAATATGTCAGCAGACTTCCAGATGCTAAAATTGGCGATTATATTGAAGTAAAGAATTTATTTAAAAAAGGATCACTTCGTCCTGATATTTTTCAGAAAACAACCTTCTTTGAAAAATATAAAATCATTGGCGATGACCGTCCAGATAATGTTGCATTTGAACTTTATGATGATTCAACTTTAGACTGGGTGGTTCTTCTTTCAAATAACATAATTAACATTCAAACAGAATGGCCTCTAACTCAAGCATCTTTTGATACTTACTTAAGAGAAAAGTATGGAGTTGGATTGAACACAGAAGAAGAAATTTATGCAAAAATTTACGACACCCATCACTACGAAACTAGAGAAATTAAAAATAGTCAAGGAGTAACAATAGTTCCTACAGGTTTTCAAGTTTCATCCCCATATTCAGTGAGTTATTATGATTCTAATAATAACAGACAAGTAGACACTGGAAACATTGCAGTTCCTATTACCAACTATGAATATGAAGAAAAACTTGAGAATGATAAGAGAAACATTTATGTTCTTAAACCAAGATACTTAAATATTGTTCTTGATGATATGGAAGAGATGATGGCATATAAAGAAGGTGCCACTCAATATGTGAGCGACACCTTGAAACGTGCTGATAATATCAGACTTTATTCTTGATCAATCTTCAGCAAGACGCTGGAAGTAGGAAAGAGCATCGTCTTCATCATCATCTTGAGAGATTTGAGGAAGTGAAGGAGACTTAGAACGAGCATAAGATTGTTCCAGTTCTTCTACTACACGATCTTGAACTGTAGGAGTTTGAGTAAACTCTTCAAGATCATCTTCTTGTTCAACCACTGCACGAGAACGAGCAGGAGAAGAGTTCTTAAGACCCAGAACCATGTTCATACGACGCTCAAGTTCTTCATAAGACTTAAACTGGTCTGGAGCAGTGATTGCAGTCAGCGAATACTCTTTCTTCCAGAGGGATTCTAGAGCATCATCATCATCCAGTAGTGGTCCAACAGAACCAAATTCTGATTTATCGTAGTTCCAATACCCATCTTTCTTTACGATTTTGAGTTTGAAATTAGCGCCCTGCCAGAAGTCAAATGGATTGATAGGAGTCTCATCCTCAAATTCAGGTTGCATTGCCTCCATAATCTTATCAAAGATCTTTTTACCATACTTGAAGAGGAAGACCTTACCTTCGTTATGAGGATTTGTAGGATCTTTTACAACGTAAATATTGCTGTAATAGTTCAGTTTACGCTTTTGCTTACGAACAGTTTCTTTGTTAGATTCAATACCACTGTTCCACAGTTCACGGTTATGTTCGCCCAGTGGATCTTTTTGTCCAATAGTAGTCAGAGAGTTTTCAATGTACCAACCACCATGACCTTGGAAAGCGTGTGAATACATTTTTGCCCAGGGAAGTTCTTCACCCTCTGGAGCAGGAAGGAAACGGATAACTGCAAAACCGTTACCAGTTTTATCCATTTCAGGTTTCCAAAGACGCTCATCAGCGCCTCCAGAAGTTGTACTCATCTTCTCTACTTCTTTCACCAGTTTAGAAGTAAGAGAACCAAGAGTGGATTGTTTTTTCAGATCAGAAAAGCTCATTAGATTTCTCCGTATTAGTAGGATTTGGCCTTTGTGTACTTCGTTATTCTACAGGTCGGAACCTGTTTTGTCAATCTGCTTTTTCATTACATCAAGCATTTTGGACATATTGTTCAAAATGATGTTCATATCAGTGCCAGGAGGCATACCCATCATAATAGCAGAACTAACAATACGTTCCTTCATTTTTTTTGCTTCTGGATCATCAGACAGACTCATTCTTGTATAAAGAACTTTCTGCCTTTCCAAAAGAGTTTCCAAAACTTCAACATGCTCAAGCTTCTCTTCTTTTGTCATAGAAGGAAACTTAAAAACATTATTGTAGATCTGTTCTTGAAGTTCTGCGATTTCCGTCATTTCTGCGCGGACGACTTCGGAACTAAAGAAACTCATTGATCCTCCAGAATAATTTCTTTCAAGATTTTACGAAATTTAAGTACATCAATATTTAGAAACGGATTATATTTTTTAATCCGACGACTTACGGTTTGCCACACCGGGTCTTGAAGTTTCTTATCAAAGTTCTTTGAGTATGCAAAGATCTTATCAAAAAGAACCATTGTTTCCAATGATACTTTACCACTTAAAAACTTTTTAAGTAGAACAGGATGTCCCTTTGAACACTTAAAGACATCCTCAAATTTATTTTCCTCAAATAAAGATTGACTTTCTTCTTTGAAGACATATGAAAGTGATTGAATTTTCTTTTGCCAAGTTTGATATCTTGTTTCTCCCTCTTTCATCATTTCTCCAATCCAGAGTGTTTCTGGATCAGGACAAGAAACAAAATTAGCGACAAAAAATTCTACAACTTCTTGATCAGTTTTCTGTCTTGAAATCTTTTCAAACCAGAAACGATCCTTACGTTTGTAGAAAGACTGAACTGTTGCTCTACTTTTTCCACAGTACTTATGATAATCGTAACTATCTTTTGTGAAGTGGTTTTTTAGAGCAAGGTATTCACGATAAGCATCAAACGGCATCATCAAAAAATCAATTTAGCGCGTGAAGTTTTCTTAAGAAAGTTCAGTTCCATTGCCTCATACTTAATCTTTTCTTTCAAAGGTTTTGGAATGAGTTTAGGAACTGATTCTAGATCAATATTATTTTGTTCACAGAAGTAGACAATTGCATCAATATAATTCATCTCAACGTTTACTTGCACAAGATTCTCAATCTCTTGTGCAAAACGAGATGGGCAGAAGAACTTATTCTCTAATGCTTTCTCTAATTCATTCTCCATCTGACCTAGTATTGTGATGTACAAATTCTTTGATATAACGGACTAATAGTTTAATATAGTCCCCTTTGTTTCTTTTGTCAAATACTTTAACTTCACCACCAGGAGTTACCATTAGGGTAATGAGTTTTTTAACAACCTGACCAGTGAGTTCGTAATATGCAGCAGCGTAGAATGTCTCTTGAACAAAATAGTTTTCAATCCATTCTTCTGGTTTTATCTTTTCCGAAGTCTTAAAGTCAATGACTGCTAATTCTCCTTCATATTCTGCAATACAGTCAACTCGTCCAGCAAGTCCTAAGTATTCAGAATAAAGAGTTCTTTCAATGGCATGAATATTATTTATCTTGTCAAGATAAGGTTTAGCATGAATGTACATAAACTTTGTCATGGGTTGATAATCATCCCAGTTTAGTTCTTTATTTTCCAAGTAGTCCTGACAAACTTGGTGAAAATCAGTTCCTCTTGCTGTTGCTTTTCGTGTAATTGCATTTGCCTTTTCAGCACCAACTCTTTTTCTCCATTCAACAAAGATTTGACGATTGTAAAAAGAAGTCACAGAAGTGATTGAAGGCACCCACTGTCCATCAGGAAGATTGTACAAGCGTATGCTTTCTGTTGTTTTACAATCTAGTTCAAGATCACCTAAAAAATTACAATGAGTAAACGTCATACACCAATTTCCATTTTTGCTAGAATATACTCTTTAACGAATCCACTACGAACAATATCATCAACACTAAATTCAATGATGTCAATCGATGGCATGATACGTAGAACCTTCATGAAATCAACGATTCCATTTTTTTCATTGGTCTTAACAAGGTCAGATTGAGTAGCATCACCACAGAACATGATTTTACTATTCTCTCCTACACGAGTGATGATACTGTCAAGTTCATGATAATTCAAGTTTTGGAATTCATCTACGATAATGATTGAATTGTCCAGAGTAGTTCCGCGAATAAAAGAAGTACTCCAAAAACTAATCGTACCTTGAGTTTTGAGGTTTCCATAGAGCATTTCAAATGAAGCGTCATCTGGCATTTGAAACATATACTTTACCATATTCTTGTAGGGAATTTGATAAAGAGATGACTTATCTTCGTGGTCTCCAGGAAGAAAACCAATTTCGCGAGTTGCAACAAGAGACCTTACAATATAGATTTTTTCGTAAGGACTTCTCTCATCTAACACATCCTGAAGTGCATTATAAAGAGTAATGAATGTTTTACCTGTACCAGCACATCCGTAAGCAACAATGTGTTGGTTTTTTTCATACGCTTCATATAGTAGTTTCTGATTATCTGTAAGAGGTTCAATCTCTCTCATCAAATCAGAACCAATTGGTTTCTTGCGCTTCATTTGCTTCGCAGTCATTCCAACACCAATTGGTTGATCATCTGTCCTTCTTCTTCTTGCCAT